GCTCACATGAGTGGTGACAACTTAGATAAAAATATAGTCCTTTCATATGTGAGTAACATAGTTAAAGAAAGCAAAGAGTTAATCTTTGCAAACGCAACCTACGACCTAGGCTGGCTTGAGACAGTTGGGGTTACTGTCTCAAGCCACATTAGGGACGTTCAAGTAGCCGAAGCTTTAATTGACGAAGAAAAGTTTTCATACTCACTTAACTCATTGTGCAAAAAATACTTAGGCACTACAAAAGAAGAAAAGCATCTTGAAGAAGCTGCAAGAGCTTACGGAGTAGATGCAAAAAGTGGTATGTGGAAACTACCTGCACGGCACGTAGGCTTGTACGCAGAAAAAGACGCACGTTACACATGGGACATATATCAAAAACAAATACCATTACTGATACAAGAAGACGTATGGGATGTGTGGCAACTAGAGTGTGATCTTATTCCTGTGCTTCTTCATATGACGCTCAAAGGTGTCCCTGTTAATCTTAGCAGTGCAGAACAACTTAATGATCAGTTAAAGAAACGTGAACAAACTCTTACAGACAAATTTAAAAACCTAGATATTTGGTCACCACCGCAACTAGGTCGTTACTGTGAAAACTTAGGGCTTGTTGTGCCTCGCACAGACAAAGGCAACTACTCTGTATCTAAAGACTTTTTAGAGCATTGCGACCATCCAGAGGTCAAACAAATACAAGAAGCTCGTAGCATCAACAGACTGCGAAAAGTGTTTATTGAAGACATCATATTAAAAGGTAACCACAAAGGTTACATTCATGCTGAGTATAGACAAACTGCGTCTGATCACGGTGGCACTAGGTCTGGTCGCCTCTCATCTCGTAACCCCAACATGCAACAAGTACCTAAACGTAGCGCTATTGGTAAACAGATACGTGCGTTATACGTAGCCGAAGAAGACAAGCTCTGGTGCAAAGCAGATTACAGCTCCCAAGAACCCCGACTCCAAGTACACTACGCGTTACTTGGTCAGTTTGGTAAGCCGTTACCTAAAGCAGTAGACGCATTAGAATCTTTTAAGAAGGGTGAAAAACTTTACTCGTTCTTTGAGAAAGCTACAGGATTACCCTACGACACATGCAAAATGCTTTGCTTGGGTATTAGTTACGGTATGGGCAACAAAAAAATGGCTACAACTCTTGGTATATCCGAAGAGATGTGTACAACGACACAACGTAAATTCAACGCTGAAGCACCCTTTCTTAAAATTTTATTTGACAACGTAATGAACCGAGCAAACAGAGTTGGTCACATCCGAACCATACTAGGTCGCAAAGCCCGCTTTGACTTCTGGACACCCAGCTTTGGTGACTCTCCAGTAAAAACACGAGAAGCAGCGGAACAAAAGTATCCAGACCAACAGCTAAACAGAGCTTTTGTTAGCAAAGCCCTAAACAGGCTAATCCAAGGCTCTGCTGCTGACCAAGCAAAAAGAGCCATGGTGGATGCGCACCGCGCTGGCTTTGATTTACGCCTCCCAGTTCACGACGAAATTAACTGCATGGTCAATTCTGAGCAAGAAAGCCTTGACTTAAAATTAATCATGGAGAATGCTATCAAACTCAAAGTACCAGTTATTGCCGACATAGACCTCGGACCTACTTGGTGTTAGAATTATGGATATACTAAAAACCGCACTAAACCTAACAACTAAAGATCGTCACAATGATTACGGAGACTGCAATATTGAACTCGATAGAGTTGCAACAATGTGGTCTGTAATCTTTGAAACAGACATTGAACCCAATCAAGTAGCTCTAGCTATGATTGCTCTTAAAATCACTAGACAGATGCACGCTAACAAAAGAGATAATTGGGTTGATATTGCAGGCTATGCAAGAATCGGAGACATCGTAAACAAAAACACAAAACAACAATGAACGACCCACTACTAGAAGAATCAGATATTATCCCTATTGGTGATATTACAATAGAACAACCACGAGACATTCCAATTAGCGAACTTACAGCTAAAGCAGAAGAACTCGTTCAACTAGACGATGATGTAATGAGTCTAGAAAAAGAACTGTCAGAACTTAAGCAAGTACGCAAGACTGTGGCAGAAGAACACATACCAATCATTATGGAAACTGCAGGTGTTGATACGCTACAGCTAAGTGACGGCAAGAAGATTGCAATCAAAGAGTTTGTAGACGCTCGTATTCAAAATCCAGAGCAAGCATTTGATTGGTTACGTGAAACCAACAATGAATCAATTATTAAAAACGAAATTAAGATTCAACTTGGACGCACAGAAGACAGTAAAGCCCAAGAGATTGTAGAAACAATACAAAGAGAGTTCGGAATTGATGCTGATGTTAAAATCACTATTCACAACGCAACACTCAAAGCCTTTTGCCGTGACGCACTGGAAGACCCAGAACTCGCGGCATCCATGCCTCGTGAAGCCTTTGGTATCTACCAAGGTAAGCGAGCAAAAGTAACAAAGTAACAAAAGTAACCAAAAGTATAATAAGAAACCAAAAGTAAATATGGCATTCGATATAACAACCGTAGCAGGCAAAGGCACAGAGAACCTAGATTCAGGTTCTGCTATGCCTTTCATTCGTATCCTACAAGATATGTCCCCTCAACTGAAAAAACAAAAAGAAGAATACATCGAGGGGTCAGAATCTGGTGACCTGTTCTTCAACAAGAACAAAACAGTAGTACAACAACCTGCTGAAATCATCCCATGCTTTACACAATCCGTGTATACAGAGTGGGTTCCACGTAGTAGCGGTGGTGGCTTTGTAGCCACTCACCCACTAAGCGTCACATCTAACCCTAAATATGAAAAGGGTCGTGACCGTCAGTATGACGAATGGCTTGGTGAAAACGAACTACGTTTCACAACATACTTCTTTGTCCTACTCAACACCAATGGTGAGTGGGAACAAGCTGTTATCCCGTTCACGGTATCTCAGCTTAAGATTGCAAGGAAGTTCACAAACGACATCAACCGATTCCGATATGAAGACGATGATCTCAAAGGTGTTGTACCCCCTCTCTTTGCTCAAAAGTGGGAACTGGGAACAACACTGGAAACAAATAAAAACGGCGATGACTACTATAACTTCAGCATCAGCAACAGCACTCCGCTGGATTTGGAAGCAGACGAAAACCTGCTTGCATTGGCTGCTGAAACATATAGTTCCGCTGTTGATACTCCTCTGTTACAAACTTCGGCGACTCCTCAGCTGGTTGACTCAGCCACTGAAGCGTCTCCGTTCTAAACTACAGAAGTAACGCATACCTTAACCTTGGGGGTTTATTCCCCCAAGGTTTTTTTGCCATGATACCACTTACACACTTAGCAACACAATTCAACGAACTATTTAAACCAAACCCAAACGTATTCGGTCAAACAAAATTGACTGGCAAAGTACGTGACAGGGATGGCAAGCAAGACTCAAAGTCTTTTCTAGTAAAATCTGAGTTAACTGTTGATGTGTGGGAACAACACATCAAAGGCGAACGACTAATTGGGTGTACACCAATCCTTGAAAATAACAAGGTTATGTGGGGTGCGCTAGACATCGACGTATACCAAGACTCTAGTACCATAGAAGACTTACGAGCCAGTGTAAACGAACACAAGCTACCATTTGTTGTATGCCGTTCTAAGTCTGGTGGCGCACACGTTTACTTATTCATGTCTGAAGCTATACCAGCAAAAGATATGATTGACAAACTAAAGACATACAGCGCGTTCTTTGGTCAAGGGGTCTGCGAGATATACCCAAAGCAACCAAAGATAGGCAGTCGTAAAGACGATAGCAAGTACGGAAACTGGATAAACATGCCGTACAGTGGTAATCCAACCTTGCAATATGCTATTGACCAAGAAGGTCAAGCATTAAGTCCAGAAGCATTTATTGAATACGCAACAGAGCGTAGATTATCATTAGAAGATTTTAGCAACCTTAAGGTTCCCAAGTTGGATGCCGACGGGTTGTTGCCAGAAGGTCCACCTTGCCTGAATTATATATTCGAAAAGAGAACCAAAGAATCAGAGAACCGAAATGTAACATTATCCAATGTAGCAGTATACCTCAAAAAAGCAGAGCCGTCGGACTGGAAATCAATGCTTCATAAATTTAATAAGAAGTTTTCAGAGCCACTACCTGACAGAGAAGTAGACGCCATAATAAAGTCCTACGAAAGAAAGGACTACAAGTATCAGTGTGCCCAAGAGCCGCTGTGCAGATACTGCGACGCCAAGATGTGCGGACAACGCCGTCATGGAATCGGACAGGAAGAGTTCCTACCAAACAATCGTTCGCTTCTTCAACTCAAGAGTGACCCACCCCTGTGGTTCCTGACTCTAGATCACGAAGAGATACAGCTAACGACCGCTGAGTTTGACAACTTCAACAGTTTCAACCAGCGAGTAATGGAACGGCTACTGTTCAAGTATCCGCCAATCAAGCAAGAAGACTGGGTAAAGCAGCAAAACCTGCTACTCAAGAACTGCGTGCGCATCGAAGTTCCTTTCGAGATGACGCCCGTCGGACAGTTTGTTGAATATCTGTCCACGTTCTGTGCCAACGCCAGCGAAGACATCAGCCACATCAAAAACGGTGCTGTTAAACAAGCTGGTAGTTGGTACGTCTTCCGCATGGTTGACTTAAAAGACTACCTAAACCAACAACGATTCACGGAACTAGCAGACAATAGATTGCTGTCCGTACTTAAACGAACACTTAAGGCTGACACCACAAGAGTATCACTCGGTGGTTCACAGATTCGTTGCTGGCGGGTACATGGAGACAACATGCACCTCGATCCTACACAACCAATGCCCAACTTAGAAGTGGATGACAACTACTAACACAACAATATATGTAGCTAGCGCGGGGACAGGTAAAACAACTACACTAATGGACAAGCTCACAGCTTGCCTGCAAGACACTAAACCAAGCAAAGTCTGTTTTACTAGCTTTACCAAAGCTGCAGCCCAAGAAGCCATTGACCGCGCTCTTGTAAAAAACCCTAATTACGTAGAAAAAGACTTCTCTGCGTTCAGCACGCTACACGCACTTTGCTATCGACGTGTGCCGCATAAACAAATGCTAAACAACCAAGACTACAAGCTACTTGGTCAGTTGTTAGGATTGTCAATTACAGGTTATTCTTCAACGTACAACAACTCTCCAGGCACAATTGGTAAGGGCGACAGACTGCTGCAGTACGAATCGCTTATGCGCAACACTCAGCAAGCAGCAGCTGCAGTTCTTGCCGACCAAGTCAATACAAAATTTAAACCTGATGAATTAGAAGATTTCTCTAAATTCTACCGTGAGTTCAGAGCAGAAAAAAACAAATACGACTTCACTGACCAATTAGAATCATTCTTAATACATAAGGTAAAGTTACACGTTGACTACCTTTTCGTTGACGAAGCTCAAGATTTATCACCGCTGCAGTGGGACATTATTAACCACATATCCAAAGAAGTTAAACAAGTGTTCATTGCTGGCGACGATAAACAAAGCATCTTTAAATTCTCTGGTGGTGACCCAAAGTCGCTAATTAACAAAGAAGGCAATCGAATAGTATTAGACACAACCTACCGACTGCCAAAGAAAGTACTTGCTTACGCAGAAACAGTAGCCAAACAAATTACCGAAAAACAAGATTACAGTGTTGTACCAGCCAAAGACAACGACGATGGCTGCGTACACAACATTCGTTCACTTGATGACCTTGACTTTACTCAAGGAACATGGTTCCTGCTCTGTCGAAACAAGGTCCTTATGACCATCTTTGAGAACTACTTACAAAAAAAGAAACTGTTATTTATATCAGGCGGAGACACATCGCTCTTCAAAGAACGTCAAATCTTTTTTATTAAACTGTGGGAACAACTGCGACTCGGTTACAAATTCAAAGCATCGTTCATTAAAGAACTATACCGAGACTACCTGCCAACAGGAATAGCTGTAGGACGCGGAGCTAAAACACTTATTGACACAATGCCAGACAATCACTTGTTTGATAAAGACGAACTCATAGCTAACTTTGGTTTACGTACCACAACAAAGTGGGATCAAGTATTTCGGTTACCAGACGCAACTAAATCAATACTATTACATGCAGAGCAAAACGGTACGTTTGACAAAGCTGCTAACATTGAAGTTAATACTATCCACGCATCAAAAGGTAGAGAGGCTGACAATGTAGTTGTTATGCCTGACATGACACAAACTACTTACCAACACTATCGAAAAGATCCAGACAACGAACATCGTGTATTTTACGTAGCCTGCACACGTTCTAAGAAAAACCTGTATCTTCATTACCCAGTAACTACACAATTCTATCCGTTACCATGAACTACATATACAAAACAGAACCACTAAAACACCAACGTGAAGCAGTTGAGCGATTCGCCAACAAAGACTACGGTGCGTTATTCTGCGAAATGGGTACAGGCAAAACTAAAATTGTACTCGATATTATGCGGAACTCAACTGACTTGTTTGAAGCTCTCGTAATTGCACCCAACGGTTTACACCACAACTGGGATATTAACGAAATACCCAAACACGTAACAAATAACAAGCTCAGTCCAATTACAACATACTGTTGGAAGGGACCAATTAAAACAAAAAAAGCAGAACAAGAGTTTAAACGCTTTATAAAGACAGAAGATACTTGTCGATTCTTTCTTATTAATGTTGAAGCTTTACGCACTTCCGCTGGTTTTAGCACAGCAACCAAGTTTCTAGCAAGCTGTGTCGGTTTACGACATATGATTATTGACGAGTCTACGTGCATTAAGAATCCAAAAGCAATACAAACAAAACGTGTGCTTAAACTAGCTGAGCAAGTTGACCGTAAATGGATACTTAACGGCACACCAATTACACAAAGCCCGCTAGACTTGTTTACACAGTGCAAGTTTCTAAGTAAAAGCGCTATACCTCATACCACATACACAGCGTTTAAGCACGCATTTGCCATTGAGACTACAATGACAATGGGTAGCCGTTCGTTCCGTAAGATTATTGGATACCAGAATCTTGAGCAACTGACCAAGTTACTTGAACCATTTACTCTGCGTATTGAAAAGAAAGACTGCCTAGATTTACCTGATAAAACATTTACACAGGTAGCCATTCAAATGACTCCAGAGCAGCGCAAGATTTACAAATCAATGAAAGACGACTGCCTAGCACTTTTAGAAAGTGGTGAATTAGTCACATCTACTATTGCGCTAACGCGCATCGTCAAGCTACAACAAATTCTAACAGGGTTTGTAACTGCTGATGACGGCACAGAACATGCCATTGAAAACAACAGAATAGCTGCTCTTATGCAAATTGCAGAGACAACAAAGCCTTTGGTTGTGTTCTGTGCCTACAAATTTAACGTCAAACAAATACGCGAAGCTCTAGAAAAAAAGTTTCCTAGCAAAAAGATTGTAGAATACACAGGAAACATAAACACTAACATACGCAATGAAGGTGTAAGACAGTTCCAAAATGGTCAGGCTGATT